GAACAACTCTGACCCAGGAACATGGGATAACCCAGTAACTTAAAGAGGAAAAATGCCAATAGTTGATTTAGCGGGAACTGATTTAATCTCAGCATCATGGCCGGTCATTAACGCCAATTTTCATCAGGTTGAAACCGATATAGCGGCTATTCCTATTGGTGCCACTGGTCCACGCGGTATCACCGGGGCAACCGGTCCACGCGGTACGACAGGGCCTCAAGGCGACGTAGGGGTCACAGGCCCTTCCGGTCCAGCCGGTTCAACCGGACCCGCAGGAGCGTCAAGTAATGCCATCACCGGACTGTATAGCGCCCTGCCGTCGCCTGCTGTGGCAGGCCGCGTGTATTTTCCAACTGATTCCATCTATACAGCAATACGCGATAATGGTTCATCTTGGACCCACCTGTTTGACGGCAAAGCCGTTATTCCTCCGAAAATTTCCGATTTTAGTTGGGTAAACCAGGGGTCTGGTGCGACTGCAGCGGTATTGGATTTGGCTGGAGGAGGTTTCCGTTTAACCGTCCCGCGTGGCACCACTACCAACCTTCGTATACTTGAAGTGCCGGTTTCTGATACCACTTTTGCGGTCACCACGGGCATGGTCATTACAACGATGCCTATTACCAATAGCGATTTCGGGATTGGTTTTAGAAACAGCGATAGCAGCCGCCTTATTACCATGAGCTACAGCACCACCAATTCAGGGGCTGGCAAGCTGATGGTGAATCGCTGGTTGAACGAGACGACTCTCAACACAACGGTTTTTAGCTCAACATTTGGCCACTTACCACCTGTGCTGTGGTTCAAGTTGATCGACGATGGCACTGGCATTTACTTTGCATACTCAGCTGACGGTATTAGCTGGATAAATGTCTACACGGAAAATAAAACCGACTGGATGACGCCACACCCCACACATGTTTGCTTTTTCGGAAATACCGATCAAATGACGTTTGCCGGTTTAACGAGTTGGATGTTTCATTGGAATTTGGCCTAATGGCAAAATGTCCACATGGTTGTGAAATCGGTGCTCATGGAGGCGTCACTCTCATGGATTTGGAATCGTGTGAGAGCGAAGCCGATGAGATACAATTGCTGCAGTTTTATTCAGCTTGCGACTGTTGCGATGTTCTTATGCACCACGATACTTGCGGTGAAGGATATGAAGTGTTGGATGACGGGCGGACCCTTTGCAGCATCTGCGCTTTGGGTTAAATACAGGTCGGGCCAGCGATGCCTTCCGGCGCTGGCCCTTTCTCGATTCAAATTATGCTGTGAATGGTTAGTGTCTACTTCATTGGAGTTCTCCTAAGAAAAAGTTTCGGCCCAAACAAATTCCTCGTGTTTCAAATATTAATTTTGGTTCCTTTTGGGATTTTTATTGACCGGGTGGACTGTCCATATTTGTCTCCTATGTGTTATTTGTTAAAATGCATGAAACTAACTCGAACATTGACGGTTAGACTGCTCAAACTAGTGTAGTCGTATTCGACGCTCTCGACACGCCCACTAAGTGACGACCATTTGGAAGGCTTCGAAGCAACTGAAATAACCGGCAACTTAACACAGGACCCTTTTGGCGGTATAACATCGATGAACTTGGTAATTTTGTCGATTTGGAACTCAGGGTCGTTAGATACCGTGTCGATTGCAAAAATACATGTCATTAGTTGACTCCGTTGTCGCCCATTTCATCGTTCAGCAGGACGAATGCACTGATGGCCGAGCGAAGCTGCTTTTTGGCTATCTGGAACTTTGCCCGATAAGCTGGATGTGAGCGCAATTCGTTATCGATTTGATCCAACTGAGAATCGGTCATGTTCAAGACGTTGATGAGAACACGAAGGGCAAGTCGCATGGTTTTCCTTTTAAAGCTCAATGTTATTGGCCCAAATTGAAAGAGCTACACGTCGTCTGGAATCACAACAGCTTCTGATTTGAGGGCAGCGCTGGTCAAGTCACGCGACAAGTCACGCGACAAGAACCAACCTGAAAGAGCCGCTGACAACTTCTTGGTTATTGCTTTCGCATCAGGTTGGTTCTTGTCGCGTGACTTGACCAGCAACTGGCTGAGACAGATCAATTCGCGAGGCGTTAATTCCACTGTGACCGTTTTGATTTCGTCCTGCATGCTTTGTGCGAATTTGTCGGGTGTCTTGTTGTCTTCCATAAAACCATTATACCACATCAAACCGGTTTCTGTCAAGTATTTTCAGTTAGACCCTAAATAGGCCGGAATCATTATGGCTGTCAAAAAAACAACATCTGCTCGCTACAAAGACATATCGTTCGCTTTTGGTATTCATCCAGTTAAGAAGGATATCTCAAAATTAACTGATGAAGATGCTGTGAAACGCTCTGTCGTCAATCTTGTTTTAACTAAACATTTCGAGCGGCCATTCCACCCAGAAATCGGGTGTGACGTCACTAAGATGCTGTTTGAAAATATCAGCCCCATTACAGCTTTAAATATTCAAAGGTCGATTGAAGACGTCATTAACAACTTTGAGCCACGAGTGCGATTACAAGAAGTGGCAGTTCAGGCTGACCCAGATAATAATGGCTATGTAGCCTCGATATATTTTTATGTGGTCAATGTTCCAAATTTGGTGACTGTTGATATGTTCCTGGAGCGCATACGCTAAATGGCAAACACAAACAATTCTAGGCTTACGATTTCGTCGTTAGATTTCGATAACATTAAAGCCAACCTCAAAAGTTTTTTGAGCGCACAATCGGAGTTCACCGATTATGATTTTGAAGGTGCTGGGCTATCAGTTTTATTAGATTTGCTGGCATATAACACCCACTACACCGGTTTTTACCAACACATGGTGGCCAATGAACTTTTCATGGATACCGCTACACTCCGGTCATCTGTAATTTCTCGTGCCAAATTATTGGCTTATACTCCAAGGTCTGTGGTGTCAGCAAAAGCCATTCTTGACATTACTATCACGCCCAACAACAGCCCAGCCTCAATCGTTCTTGAGCGCAACACCCGTTTTGGTGCAACCATTGATGGCACAACTTACACTTTCATCACTGACCAGGCACATATGGCAACCCCGGTCAATGGCGCATATACGTTTGCCGGTGTGACAATTTTTGAAGGTATTCCATATCGTTACCAAATCACAGTTGACTCAACGATAACAAATCAGCGTTTTGTTATTCCAAATGCTGGAGTGGACACATCCACTTTAAATGTTAGAGTCCAAACATCCAGCAGCAATATTGCTCAAGAAGTTTTCCAGGTAGCCGATGATATCAACCTCATTAATGATCAGTCCAACGTTTATTACTTGCAAGAAACCGAAGACGGTCTTTATGAACTCCAATTCGGAGATGGTATTTTAGGTAGAAAACTGACCGATGGTAACATTGTTGTTATTGATTATTTGCTGGCTTCTGGTCCAGCTGCCAACGGCGCAACCGGTTTTTATCCGCTCACTCCTGTCGGTGGTTATGCTGCAAATTTCATCACCATCAAAACCGTGACTGCAGCTTTTGGCGGTTCTGACCGCGAAACAATAGATGAAGTTAAATTTTCAGCTCCCAAGAGTTTTGAAGCACAAAATCGCGCTGTTACTATTCAGGATTACAAAACGCTTGTAGTTCGTGACTATCCAATTATCGAATCTATTGCGGTGTGGGGTGGTGAAGACCACGTACCACCGGCTTACGGTAAAGTTTTCATCTCGCTCAAGCCAGCTGATGGCTATGTTATTACTAATTCTGCCAAGCAACTTGTCATCAACGACATTTTGAAAAAACGCAATATGGTGTCGGTCATTCCGCAAATTTTGGACCCGGAATACACGTTCATTTTAGCTTCCTGCAAAGTTTACTATGATCCGGCTGTTACTACCAAAACGGCTGGTGATATTGCCAACTTATCATCACAGGCTATTTCCAATTATGGTATAACGGACCTCAGCCGTTTTGACAAACTTCTCAAATATTCACGATTGGTGAATGCAGTGGACTCCGCTGACACGGCAATTGTTAACAATCTTATTGCCATTAAAATGCAAAAAAGGTTTGTGCCACAGCTATCCGTGCCACTGAACTACAGCTTCTTGTTCAACAACGCTATCCAACCAAGCACGTTGTTCAGTTCGTGGGTGGTAATCGCCCAAGACCCCAAAATTGCCTATCAAGACGGTGATATCCATCGTGTCAAAGATGACGGCCTTGGCAATCTCGTCATCACCAAACTCACCAAAGGCGCTTCTGCTGAGGCTGTCGTCAAAACAAACGTTGGCACCATCAATTATACGACCGGTGATGTTGAAATTTTAAGCTTTATGCCATTGAGCTTGAACGGCAATACTGATGTTAGGTTAACGTGCACGCCATTAGAAAACGATGTCACACCGATGCGCAATAACATTCTGATCTTGAACGCTGAAGACATTACAATAAGCACCTTCATTTCATCGGTTTCAAGCAAATAATGAAAAACTTTAAGCAATTTATGTTAGAGGCCGCGCCACCGGAACATCTCAAAACCGGAAAGTTCTATCATGGAACGCATAGCCAAGCGGCTGCTGAGGATATTCTTAAAAATGGTATTAAGCCACGCGAAATCACTTATAAACGGGCTTCACGACTGACGCCCGTTCGCGGCAAAGTTTACTTGGGAGGTGTGGGTGAAGCTCTGGCTTATACAATGGGTGGCTTAATTGCTGGGCAAGGTTGGAAAGACACTCCAAAAGACGAACGTCCTGAAGGCGTTCCTGATTCGGCTTATTCAATACCGGCTGGCCGTCTTGACATCGACAAGGACCCGTATGGTTATCTTTTCATGGTGTCTGGTTCTGAGCTAAAGGACATTGACCCCGATGAAGATAGTGTTGGTGAAGCAGTTTGTATGTTGGTTTCTAAACACTTTTACGAACCGATGGGTCCATTTCTTAAAAAGGCTTCGGAAGATTGGCGTGACAAAAATTATGCCAATGTTCATAATTTGGTAAGTATAGCTCAAAGGAGAATGACTGAAAGGCAATTTCGGGAAGTCAAACAAGGTGAATATGACCAGTGGGCGGCTGGCGGCAAACGTATTATGAAACACCTTCCTGATTACATTAAACATATGTTGATTGCTGCCGGTGCTAATATCGCTCATAACGGGCCAGTTCAAGTTACTGAGTGTTGGCGCATAAATCGTCGCCGTGACATTCCACAAATGGGCCACGGTAAAAATTTCTTCGATATTGCGGAAAAAATTAAATGAGAGCACCCGAAATTTCCACAGAGTTGGCCGTTTTTGTCGGCAAGTTTCGCAAAACAACTGGTAATGACCGTGCGTTTGATTTTTTCATGGACCACACCAAAGTAGGTCAAGTGGATGTTTGCATGGTAAGCTCTGAGTGTGTTTCGACAGAAGGAATGGAAATTTACAGCGGATTTCGAAGAAGTGGTATTGCTAAACTGATGTATAAGAGTCTGTTTTCACAACTCAAAAATCAGGGAATAAAAACAGTACAATCCGCCAATAAATTAACCTCCGGTGGTAGGGCTGTTTGGCGCTCTTTACAAAAGGATGGCCTATCTATCAAAGAGCTGACGTCTGGATGGGGAACAATTCATAACTTCGAGATGAATTTAGAACGATATTAAATAATACGACAATATCATGAAAATACCGGCCAACACAATATCACAGTTCATTCCGAGCCAAGTTCCGGAATTCGTTAATGAGAATTTCTCCGATTTGCCGAATCTGGTGAGTTTTGTTCAAGCATATTATGAATGGCTGGAAAACCGTGGGTACACAATTTTAACAGGTCGTGCAACCAGTGCTACTGATACCACTTTAGTATTGTCGCCAAACGCTTCTGATCAAGTAAACACATATCAGGGCTATTCAGTCATGATTAACAATGGTCCAGCGGCTGGCCAGCTACGCCGTATTGACCGTTATGATGCTGATACCAAAACCATTTACATCAATGAGCCTTGGAATGTTATTCCAATCCATTTTTCCAACTTTTCCATTGTTGATGATAACAATCCCAAAAAGCTGTTAGAATATGCTGATGTCGATTCCACTGTTGATGAATTTCTGGATCATTTTAAACTAGAATTCCTTCACAACATTCCAGGCAACATTTTAGCCGATAAGAAACTTGTTTTAAAACATATTCGCGAGTTTTATCAGGCACGTGGCTCCGAAAAATCTTACAAGTTTCTATTCCGCATTTTATTCAATGACGACGTTGAGTTTTACTACCCGAAGGTAGATCTGCTTAAAACATCTGATGGCAAATGGTATGTTCAGAAAATCATCAGGATAACCAGTAGCTCCAATACGTTTGACTGGGTAAACAGAAAGATTGTAGGAAGTATTTCCGGCGCTTCAGCTTTTGTTGAAAGTGTTAAGCAAATCCAGTTTGGTTCGTTTACTGTTTCAGAGCTGGAACTCAGCAATGTCGAAGGTGAATTTTACATCACGCCTTTCCCGGCTGCCACGTTGGAACCAGTTTACATTTCTGAACCGTCAGGCCCTCCCGTTGGCAGTTTGGAAGATCCAGGCACCCTTTACAGAATCGATGACCTTTATCGAATTGTCACTGATGTTAATGTTACAGATTCAGGCGACGATTATAAAATCGGTGACCCAGTAGAAATTTCGGGTGGTGGCGGCTATCCGGCCCAAGCTGTCGTTACATCAATTTATGAGTTAATAATCCAGGGCTTCGCTCAAGATCCACCAACGTCGGTTTATCTAGAGCCTTTTTGGGCGGATGTTGATGGATTAACCGGTCAAACAGTTTGGGGTCAATATTTTTGGTCAGACACTGAATTGGATTATGGCAACTTATACAACATTTCTGCTGACCAGATTTATTTGGCAAACGACTCCAGTCCTATCGATGACTTTTACGTAGGCGACAATATTGCCATTTCTAGTGGAACTGGCGCAAACCAACAACGCAACATCATTGCCTATGACGGCAATCTCAAAATTGCAACAGTAGACGTAGCTTGGACAACCACGCCAAACAGCACTTCGTTTTATCAAATTTTCCATACACGTGGTAAAATTAAAAAAGTTCAAGTGACTGAATTTGGTGTTGGTTTCACTTCGCAACCAACGGTACATTTTAAATCTAAAACCGGTGCGCTGGCAACCGGCGAGGCTGTTTTGGGTGCACTCGGTGTATATCCAGGCCGCTGGATTGGCACTGATGGTATGTTGAATTCCAACAAGCGTATTCAGGATAGTTATTATTGGCAGGATTTTTCCTATGTTTTGCGTTTAGGCGAATCAATCGACAAGTACCGTGATACTGTAAAAGCACTGCTGCACCCAGCTGGAACCAAGATGTTTGGCGAAGTATTGGTACAAACCAAATATAATCAAGGCAACTTGCTACGCACCGTAGAAGAGCTTATCATTTACTTGGACACTCAGTTGTATAAAATGAAAATGGCGCTGACGGTGGACCATAAGCTGGACTTTGAGTTTAAGGCTAACCCGTTGGGCACCAGAGAAAACAGCATCGATAGATTTAAGTTCACAGCATTTTTACCTAACTCGTTTGTTTCTTCACCGTCGTATTCGTTTCCGAATCAAAACTATTGGTTAGGAACTACTGCCAATACTCAGATTAGCCATATTGCTGATTCTTTAATTGGCAATATTGTGGTGGACCCTAATAGCCGCATGCCTTTTGGGTTTGAAACTTATATGAAAGTAAGATCTGACAAGTCTCAAACGTTGGTTGGGCCGATTGGTCCTTCACTTAGGACCATGGATTTTGTAAAGTTTGTGGATTCCACCATTGACCTTACACAAATGGCGGTAGGTGACCCCATGTCTTTGGCTGACCTTCCTTTAGACCTTTTTGGTGACTTACCAATCAGCCAGATCTTGGATGGCCATGGCTCCACTAACTTTGTTCCAGACGTTTACGTAACGATTCTTGGTAATCCAGCCATTCCAGTAAGCGGAAATGTGGCACAATACGATTTTCGTGAAATCATGCCATCCGGCTCGGAACCAACAACATTGCTTAATATCAGTCCAGCCAATTATAACGTGGAAGACGGTGTTTTAACGTCGCTAACTAATTTGCCGGTTTGGACCAACTATGGTTTGAAATTCAAAGATGCAACAGTCGATGCCACTGCTGTTCCGGTGAGTTTATCTGGTCAGACCGTTATTATAGTCGCGATGTCGCCTACTTTACCAGCACCGTTAATGACTCTGGCATCCAGCACTTTTAGTTCATCGGAAAACGGCTACAGCATTGAAATTGGTAGCACCGGTACCGTGAACTTTCGAGCTAACATGGGTGATGTGCCGCTTGCCGTGGGCTATCCAATTAAGACCATCAAGAAAAAACAGTGGTTCATGGCTGCACTTCGGTTTGATAATGGTACGCTTACTGGTAGGGTTAATAATCTGCTTAATCGCAGCAACCTATATGGTTCATTTAGCCCACCTTCTGCTAATTCGGCTGGGTGGTTCTTAGGCAAACAATCAGCTGATTATCCAGGAACAGCTTTGGGAGCCAATGCACTATCGAACCGCAACAGGTTCGGCCAGGTGAGATTCCATCAAACACAGTCTACCAGCAGTCCGCTGCCGGTTTCTAATTTTTCAGGCGAAATTGCCTACGCTTTGATTTTTGACCGAGCTATCCAAGATTTTGAATTGGATTCGATTTACGCGTTTTTGAGACTTGAAATGGCCAAGCGAAATATCGTGCTGCCATAATCTAAATAACAGGGAAACCTTAATATGCCAGCCATCATAACGACTAACTTTAGAACTTTCGCAGCGAACCAGTTCATTTCGAGCTTTTCGGACGT